CTTTTGTTAAAGGGTTCTTCGACACTGTTCACAGTGTTGAGGATTTCTTCCTTTTGGCAATTAAGTTGAATCTCTACGATTTTGTGCAGACGAGTGCATTTAAGAAGTTCATACCCTTTTTCTACTTCCTACTAGCAATAGCAGTTGGTGGTGCTGTGTATGGAGTTCTGTTTGGAGCTGGTACGCCAGAAGACGTTACCCAGTCTAGACCTCAAAGAATGTTTGGACCAACACGTAAACAGCGGTTCCTGAAAAAGGACGGCTCAATACGCAAGGTCAAAGCAATCAAGCACATGGGTATCCGGCATGGGAAACTGAACAAGCAACAACATGCTATGTTTGCCACCCAGTCGGACACAGACAATTTGTACCGTGGTATGATTAACAATCTATCGCGATGCATTGTCACAGTGCATGGTCAGTTGCACAATGAGGAAGGTCAGTTGGTTTTAACCGACTACTGCACTGGTGTGCATATTAAGGACGGCCAATTTGCAGTCCCGGCACACTGGTTTTTCAGTTTCGTGGATGAGGAGCATGTAACAATGCAAATCGAACATGGTGGCAACACTTACGAAGTTGAATTTCCAGCTGACCAGTACTCGAAGATGGGTGATGAGGACTTCATTGTTTTCAAAGTGGCGTCTAAGGGATTAAATCTCCCAAAGTCGTCATACAGTCACTTCATCAGTGGAGCGGAGCAAGCTGAAGAGTTGCAGGTTGGGACTCCCATGTCCCTACTTACAATGAACAGTGGCGTTCCAGCAGTTCGTCGAGTGCATAAAGCGCGTGGTAGCCCAGTAGTGAAGTACCAACATGATGGTGAAATATACATCACGGAACTTCCTATTAACTACTACGAGCAAACTGACGCTGGTGAATCTGGTTCACTTCTTGTTGTTCAAGGACCCCAAGGCAGACCACTTATAGTGGGTATGCACGTTGGGAGATCTGGGCCAAAAGGAACCTCCATCGGTGTTTCCGTGCCCCTGTGTATCGAAGACATTGACAACATGTTGGAACCCTTTACCACACAATCTAGTGTTGGTGGTGGTTTCCCACACAAAGTCTTGCGTATTTTGCCCGCAGACCAGAGCAAGCACATGCCGACGCACTCCAAAATGCGACGTTCGTGCTTGTATAACTGGTGCGAGCCTAGTACACGAGCCCCAGCTCACCTTTCCCCGTTCACTAGTCCTGACGGTGAGGTGATTGATCCTTTGCATAAATCCTTGTTGAAATTACATCAAGTTGAGACAACTGCAACGGAACTGTCACCACGCACTATGGATTATTTGTTCCAGTGCTACCCAAGACCAATAGACACACCACCTGGTGTTGTTTCAATGGAGGAGGCACTTAAGGGTGATGTGACCAAGGGTACAACAGGCATCGTGCACAGCACTTCGCCGGGTTACCCCTACGTGCTTAAATGCACAAAGGGGAAGTTTCCGTTTATTCTGAACGAGCCTAATCAGCACGGACAGATGGAGATGGAGTACAGTCCTGAGTTTTACCAGACCGTTATAAACTACCAAAGTGACTTGGAGCAGGGTATTCAGATTCCCACAGTGTGGATTGACACATTGAAGGACGAGCTGAGAACCCACGACAAGTTAGCTGAAGGGAAATCACGGTTATTTGCGACTTGCCCGCTGCATACTCTTATCTTGTTCAGGATGTATTTCATGGACTTGATTAGTTATGTGCAGAAGCGAGCTGCCACAGGTGTGATCTCAGTTGGTCTCAACGCCAATTGTGCACAGTGGACTCAGTTGTTTCACAGGATGGATAAACCAG